CGCCGGTCAGGCCGGAGGTGGTCGCGGTGCCGAGTTCTGCGTAGCCGTTATCTAGCCCACCGAAGGAACCGGGGGGCGGATCGTTGTAGACGGTGTAGCCGGTCTTCTTCCACGGGCTGCCGCCCCTAGCCATGCGGGCGATCTTGCCTACGAGGCCGCCCTTCTGGAACGCACCGTGAACGTGGTCGTAGTGGTCGTCTGCCGCGTACGGCGCGGTCCTCTGACCGTCCTTGATTGCCCAGCCGAGCGGGGTGTAGATCAACTCCTTCATCGAGCTGCCCCACCTTGACCCTGCTTCGTTGGCAAAGGCAAGCATCTGGGGAGTCGGTCCGCTACCGTTTGATAGGTCGCGGGCGCGGTCTAGTCCGTGGTAGCCGGGGTCGCCTGCGCGAAAGCCCGAGGTGGTTGAGAGTCCGTAGGAGTGACCCAGCCGCTCAAAGGCTCCGAGGTTCCCGCTCGCCGTGCCTAGCGGTCCGCTTCCGCTCGACAGGGAGACCTTACCCTTGATCCAGTCGGTGACTTCCTTTATGACCCACGGCCCCACGCCGGTAAGCGGCTCGGGGATGTCGGGCTTCGGCAGCTTGTCGATGAAGAAGCTGGCTGCCTTGCCGAATATCTTGCCTGCCGCACCCTGCGCTGCCTGCCACACATCGCCCACGGCATCAAGCGGTCCGCCCGTGCGCGGTGTCCGGCCAGGAGACCCGCCCTGCTGGAAGCGGGGAGCCGCCCGGAAGTTGAACTTGTCGAGCGCAGCTGGTCCGCCTGCGGCCTGTACAGCCTTACGGTTCAGGACGTACTCGCCGCGCTCCAGCATGGCCGGAATGGAGTCGCCGGAGGGTGCGCCGCCGGAGAGCATTCCGCCGCGCTGCCTGCGTTCGCCTGCTGTGCGCCTGGAGCCTGCTGTGAGGCGGGAGCTGGTGCCGGTGCCGATCTCAGCGATGTCGGGCACGCCGGGGATCTTGTTGATGGCCCTGATGATGGAGTTGATTACGCCGATGACGGCGCTCTTGCCGCCCTCGAATATCGACTTAACGCGGTCCCACGCCGACTCGAATGTGTTGCTCATGGCGTCACCGATTGTGCCGAGGATGCCCCTAACCGGTGCGGTCATAGACCTTAGGACGCCGAGCACGAACTGAATAGCGCCCTTCCATATCTGCTTCACGGCACTCCACGCCTTGCGAAAGTCTCCGGTAAGGACTGCGGATACAAGGCGGACGATACCCTTGATGATGTTGAAGGCACCCTTCCAGGTGGTTATCAGCCCGTCAATATATTTCGGGATGACCTTGGAGAAGACCCACTTGACGTAATCGCCGAACACCCGGATCACTTCGCCGACGGCCTTGATGGAGTCTTTCCAGTCCTGATTGGTCTTCATAAACCTTTTGACATCGCCCATGATCTTGTTGAGCGGTATCTGTGACAGGACGAGGGTGATGTCGCTGATGGCGTTGAAGATCCAAGTGGCGACGGGAGCCATCAGGATTTTGACCTTGTTCCAGAAGATGCCCATATTCTCGGCGGCGTCTCTGGTATCCCGAGAGGTCTTGTCTATCGTGTCGTTGCCGTTCTTGAACTCGTCTATGAAGTCCTTGAGGTTGAATCGTCCCTGCTTGATCGCCTCGGCCATGTCCGCACCGGCTCGCTTGCCGAATACGTCCATTGCCAGGTTCATCTTCTCCACGCCCTTGAGCTTGCTGTCACTGCCGAGCAGTTCCATGATCTGCTTCAGGCCCTTCTCCGGCTTGCCCGCGGCTACGCCGAGCCCTTCCAGCTTGCCGCGAAGGTCGTCAGTTGGGTCCGCGAGGTTACCGATGGCGAGCTTGAGGCCCGGAACCATCGTCTGCATGTTGACGCCGGCCCGCTCGAAGTTGGCGAACATCGCTGCGGCCTCTCCCACGCTATATCCGAGGGTACGGAGCGGTGAGCCGAACTTCTGCATGTTGTCTGCGATCTCCGCAACGGAGGAGCCTGACTTCTGCCCGAGGCGGAACAGCCCGTCGAGTGCTGCGCTCTGCTTCTTGACTGGAACTTCCCAGTCTACGAAAGACCGGGCAACCGACTTGATGTTGCCCTCAAGGTCCGTCTTGGTGATCCGCGAGAGGTTGAGCATGTTCTTCGACATCTGCCGGAGTGGCTTACCGGAAAGGCCAAGTCGGGTGTTGAGGTCGGCGACAGCAGTGCCGGTGGTGGCGAAGTCATCGGGAACCTGGCCTGCGACAGAGCGGAAGTCCTTCTTGAGCTTTTCAAGCTGCTTGCCAGTCGCGCCGGTTCCTGTGCGAATCGTGTCGTAGGCTTCGTCTAGTTCCTTGCCTACGTCGTAGAGCTGCTTGCCTGCAATAGCGGCGGCGGCGGCGGCGGCAACAAAGCCACCGGCGGCCACCATGCCACCCTTGCCCAGCTTGCCCAGTGAGCCAGCGGTAACACCGGAGGTGGCGGCGGTTTTCTTCATCTGAGCATCTACGGCCTTCAGCTTGGCCTGAGCCTGCGCGGTACTCGCCGTGACCAGGATGTTCAGCGCTGTGCTTGTTGATGCCATGCCACCACCTCCTTTCGGTTACAAAAAACAGGCGCACCGGGTTACCGACGCGCCTGTTTTTCTGCCTCTGCTCGTTGGTGACGGGCCCGTTCGGCGAAGAACGCCGGCCACATCACGTTTAGTTCGTAGTTACTCATCCTGCTACCGATCTCGCTGATCGGCATCTTCAACTCAAGCGCCAGTTCCGCTAGAAACAGTGGGTCCGCTATTGATGGCGGGAGTTGAAGCAGGTTCAGCCTCCCCATCGTGTCCCGGTTCCTCCACGCCAGCCTGAAACGTGGCACTTGCTTCCTCGATGGCCTCCTTGTCCACGCCTGAGAGCTCGTCGATCTTCTCAACGACCTTGTGAAATGCGGGACCGAACCTCTCGGCCACCTTCTTCGCTTCGGCGTAGCTGAACTCAGGCTCCACGACGCCGTGCTGGAACTGGATGACAGCCATGACTGCGACATCGACCGAGGCCGACTGCTCGCCACGGGCTCCTGTAACCATCTTCAGCGCCTTGCTCTGCGCTTCGTTGCTGAACTGAGCGGGGAGTCCTCGGACCTTGACGCTCTGGCCCTTGACCGGAACGTCCTCGACTACGGCTTCGGCGAGATCGCCGGGGCCGTCAAGCCATGCTGTCTTAGTAGATGCCTTCATGCTGCTCCTTCTGGTTGGTGGCTGATAAGCCGGTGGCTACGGGGCCGAGGCGGATTGCCCCGGCCCCGGTACGTCACGAGCTGGCGCGGGCTACGCCGGCGGTGCCTGCGTTCCTGAACGTGGCGTCGATGGTGTTGGCGTCGCCGACCGCGCCCGCGAGCGTCGGGTTCGTGAACAGGCGCGAACGCTGCGTGTAGACGACCGTTCCAGCCGCGTCAGGCCACACCTTCACGTCGAAGGTTCCGCCCGAGCTGTAAAACGCCTGGAGGGTGTCAGCGACCGAAGCCGCGGCGTGGTCGTTGAAGAACGACGCCGTGATGGTCGAGTCCTTCAGACCCTGGCCGAAGTCGCGGTAGGAATCACCAAACGAGGTGAACTCCACTTCGTCGGCTGAGTCCTCGATGGTGATGGACGAGCAGTGGTCAGAGAGATCGACGTCGTTGACCGTGATCTTTGCGTTGATCAGAACTTCTTTTGGCATGGTGCCAACTCCTTTGGGTCGATTGCGATGGGTGCGCGGGAGCGCTCGGAGGTGCGCGAACGCGCCCCCCGCTATCGGTGGCTGGAGTGGTGGCTGGGTAAGTTTTAGGGAGCAGTCAGAACGACTGCGAAGGTAGCTCCGGCGTGGCGATACTCCTGGTCGCCCACGGGCTCCAGGTACTCGACATCCCCCACATGTGTGAGGTCGGCGAGTTTCTTGCCGGTTACCGTGATCGTGCCGCCGTCGAGTGCCGTGTCTATGGCACCAGCGATAGCGTCTACGATGTTGGAGCCTGTGCTGCGGTCAACGGCTTTGACTAGCCAGACCTCGCGGTTGAAGGCGTTGGGTGTCGAGAAGGCGCGGGTCTTGGTCCCGGCCATCTTGTTGAAAATCACCAGCGGGTAGGTCGCATCAGGCGGTGCCTGATCGTGGTAGATCCGGGTGCTGACCGCGTTGGTTACGCCGGACACCGTGCCGAGCTTTGTGTAGAGGGCTTGTCGGACGGCGAGGCTCACGATGCCATCTCCTCGATCTTGTCGTTCAAGGCGTCGATGGTTTCCTGCCGGTGTTCTTCCAGCGCCGGAATCATGAAGGGGTGTGCCGCGGCGTTACGACTGCCGCCCGACTTCTCCGAGCCGTACTCGACCATGTGGCCATATGGCCTGCCCTCTTCGTCCTTCGCACCGGCACCAACCCTGAACCCGCGCTTACCGGCCCGCCCGTATACGTAGACCTTCACGGACTTTTCGAGGTCGCCGCTGATACTGCGGATCTTCGACTTAGCCGTCTTCTCCATCTTTTCGGCCTGCTCACGCATGACCTCGTTCAGCTCGTCGTCAATACCGGAGGCGATGTTGTCCAGTTCGGACTTCAGCGCCACGGTCATCAGGACAGCGCCGCCGCTCCTGAGCAAGGTGCTGGGAGTGAGTGCCATCAAGTCACCTCTTTCACGTCCACCCGCAGGCTCACCGACCAGGAGCGCGGCTCGGCCACGGCCTTTACCGAGAATGTCCGACCGCTCAGCTCAATTACATCGTTCGCGTCTATGGCGGTGTCATAAGGAAAGGTGAACAATGCGTCAACGTCCGGGTCTAGTCGGTTGCCCCTAACGACCTCGCCGACTCCCGCCACGCCAGCACCGGGCGTTACACGACAGTCAACAGTTCCAGACGCCGTGTAGGTCGTGGTGCCGCCACCGCCGCCGTCAGATACCCATGTTGGGGTCTTGATGATCGCCGAGTCAGGCAGTGAAGCGTCGAGTGTTGACCGCATGGCGGTCAGTTCAGAAGCGGTCAGCACTCTTGGTCGCCTTCGGCTTCTCTACGGCCTTCGGCTCGTTGACCACGGCGAGGCCACCGATGGCGATCAGGAATGCCTCGCGGTCGGCGGGGATGTTGCCC